AAGAAAGTAAAGCAAAATTGATTGAAGCATTGAAAAACTCGAATACAGCTGATTTAAGTAATGACCTGTATTTTGGCTTGGATTAGTTCTTATGAATGATAATCGAGCAATGCACCATAACTATTAGCTTGGACTTATAAATGTATTACAAAATGGCTAAGATACTAACAAAAACAAAGGTTATACGTATTTCAGAAAGTCAGTTAAAAACGCTGCAAAAAATGAAGTATTACAATGTTGATGTAGGGCATTTCATTAGAGAGGCTATCGCTGAGAAAATTAAACGAGAATACAGCGATCTTATCCCGAAAGTTAAAAATGAATGCCCGTTTTGAAATATATTAAAATTACGTTGGTGTATTAGTTTTATTTTCGTACTTTTGTGATTATGGCATACAGTACGGAAGATAAAGAAAGAATATTTAAAAGCATCATTTCAGAAATTGAGAATGGTGCTTCTTTGCGTTCTGTTTTATCAAAAGAAGGTATGCCAGCTAGATCAACTTTCTTCGAATGGCTAAAGGAAAGTGAAGAAAAATCGAACCACTACGCGAAGTCAATTGAAGCGAGAGCAGATTCAATGTTTGATGAAATGTTAGAAATAGCATATACAACCGAATCAGGCGAAACTGTTAAAACTACATTAAACGGAATAGAAACCACAGCAGGCGATATGTTAGGGCATCGTAAATTAAAAATAGATACTATCAAATGGATATTATCACGAATGAATCCTAAGAAGTTCGGGGATAAAATGGATATGACTACTGGAGGCGAAAAACTAAACGCAACCCCAAATGTTATAAAGGTGAAAATCATTGAAAGTAATGACGATGATGAGTAATGAAATAAACTTCTTAGCTACTAAAGTTTTTAAGGACATTTGGGAAGCTACACAATCTAAAAAATACAAATTAATAGTTGAGGAGGGAAGTAGCAGGAGTAGTAAAACTTGGAGTGATTTCCAAGTTTTGTTTTTAGACTTATACGAAAATCCTTTAACTACCTGCACTATTTTACGAGACACTCAAAAGAGTTGCAGGGATATTGTAGAGGTTGACTGGGTTAAATGGCTATCCGATCCGATGGGTAGAAAAAAGGAGTTAGAGGACAAACTAATAACAGTTACTCAATTTGATGAGTATTTAAAAACCGAAAGCCTTTTAAAATATTTCCTTAGAAACAAAACTAATCATACTTGGACATTCTTACATAATAACTCTTTTATTCGATTTACCGGGTTAGACGATGAGGATGATGCAATGGGAATGACGCAAGATATTTGTTGGATTAATGAGCCTTATAACTTCTCTCACGAGGTTTACAAACAATTAAGCCAAAGGACAGCAAAGTATATTATTTTTGACTGGAATCCAAAACAAAAACACTGGGTAAATGAGGAAAAGAAAAAAGAAAATACAATTACTTTGTTTTCTACTTTCTTAGATAATCCGTTTTGTCCTATTGAATCTAAAATACAAATACAGTCTTACCAACCTTTATCTTATTGTAGCACTGTTTTAAATGGTAAATTAAGTGAGAATGATGCTTATCTATACAATACAGAAACAAACGTCTTAAACTTAACTAAAAAAGAAATAAACGAGCTTAAAAGATGCCTATACAATGAATCTGTTGATAGTGCTAGTGTTTACCATCATTTAGTATTTGCTTTAGGTAAAAAATCAGAGAAACCAAACAAAATATTTAAAGGCTGGATTAAAATTTTAGATGCAGAGTTTGACGATTTATTACTCCCGTCTTATTACTGTTTAGACTTTGGAAGCACGAACCCGTCAGCAGTATCTGAAATAAAATATAGTGATGGCAATTTCTTTATTAAAGAGAGATTGTATAAGCCAATTTCTAAAATGGCTAATAGTTTACCGCAGGAATTAGAAAGTATCGGAATAAACAAGAAACTGCCTTTAATTTGTGATAGTGCCGATCCTTTGAGAATATCGGAATTAATTGCCAACGGTTTTAATGCTATTCCTGCAATGAAAGGATCAGGAAGCGTTAAGGCTGGGATTGATTTTATCAACGGTAAACGAATACACTACACCCAGAGCAGCACAAACCTAGAAAGCGAATACGAAAATTACGAATGGGAGATAGTTTCAGGGGTAAACTTGGAACGACCATTAAAGAAAGACGACCATATTCTGGATGCTACAAGGTACGGTATTCAGTTTATGCAGTTTTATTTAGGTATTTTATAAGCTGTCAAGTCAACAAAACCGAGCCAAATGTTAAAGTTACGTTCTTAACGTAAAATAATTAGATAAAATGTATTGTTTATACAGATATACGTTGTATATTTACAGTGTTGAAAGGAACAAACCACAACACTAAAATATAGGAATTATGAAAACAGCTTCTCAACTTTACAAAACTCAAAAAGAAACAATCAAACAATTATTTGAATTAGGATTGATTTCAGATGTTGAAAGAATCGCTAAAAACGTTCAAAACAAATATTTGTATGTTACTCAATTAAGAGATTCAGAATAATAAAAACAACCAATTATAAAAACAAACGTTATGAAAAATTCAATAAAATTAATTATCGCAATCGCTTCTTTTATTATTCTTTTTGTTTCAGCAGTTACATATCTTCCTAAAGGAAATGATTTTGTTAAATATGAAAACGATATGAAAAAAATTGAACAATTTAATAAATAGGGTTGTGATCCGACAAAACATAATAGTATTCATTCAAGGTAATAGAATAGAAACCTACGGCAACTTAAAGAAATGTTGCGATGCTGAAACGTTGCCATACCACACGTTATCACGTTTAAAGTTCCCAATACACCATAAAGATATAATATTACATAAAACAGTCTTTAAATAGACAAATAAAGCCACTTTAACAGTGGTTTTTTTATGCTTAAAAATAAATATCGATTAATTTCTTACGTTATTGTATTAGTTAATCTTTTTTTACTTATCTTTGTAATTATTATAAACTAATGTCGTGAGATATGGGGATATTCAGTAACCTTTTCGGGGGTTCGAGTTTTAATGTAGAGCGAACGAAAGACGGCTCATTTTCTTATTTTTTAGACAACAACGGATTTGGGAACGAAAAAGACTTTATTAAATGGTCTTTATCTAATCCAGTCCTTTTTTCCGTTATATCAACTAGGGCAAAAGTATTCTCTCAGATGCACATTTCCTGCATTAATTCAGCAGGCGAAACGGTAGAGAACAACGAAATCGTTAATCTATTATCAAAACCAAATTACTTTCAATCTCAATCGGACTTCCTTTATCAATATATGTGGTTCTTGTCTACTCAGGGAGAAAACTTCATTTATAAAATACAGCCTTTATCTACTCAAAATATTAAAGCAATTTACAATCTTGTTCCCAATGAATTGGATTTTAAAGAAGTGATGAAGTTAAAAAAGTTTATCCATACTAAACAGGATATTAACGAACTTGAAAGAAAAGTAATTGAATACAACTTAGATGGCGAAACTAAAAAACTGCCTTTAAAAGACGTAATTCCTTTCTTTGATATTGCCAATGGTTTGCGATCAAACAGTCTTTTATCGTCTCCAAGCCGTGTTAAATCTATTTCTGGAGTATTGGAAAACATAGAGGAAAACATCAAGAGCAAAAACATAAATCTTAAGTTTTCCCAAAAATATTTAGCCACCAATAAGAACGCAGTTCAAGGAGTGGCTACTCAAATTAAGGCAGAAGATAGAGAGTCGATTGATAAAATACTACAATCAAAGTCTTTACAAATCACAAACGGAGACGTACAAGTTACGCATTTAGTTACCGACTTAAAGAAACTGTTTTTAGATGAGCAGTTTGCAAGTGATGCCAACACGGTTGCAATAGCTTTTGAAATGAACAACGATATTATTAATTATTTCTTAGGCAAATCTTCCACATTTTCAAACCAAGAGCAAGGAATTATCAGGTTTATTCAAAACTCCATTCAATCAATGGCTGACAACTTTTGCAACAGCTTGACTAATTCAATGGGATTGGAAGAACAAGGCTTAAAACTTCAAGCCTCATACAATCATTTACCCGTAATGCAGGGCGTAATTAAAACCAAGTTAGAAACATTTAAGTTAATGCAGGAAACAATCAAAATAGGTATTGAAAGTGGCACTATTGACGTTGCAGAAGCAAAAGAAATGACAAGTAAACTTAAAAATGATTTAGGGATATGAATTTAGAAAACATTTTTATAGCAATCGATAAAGAAATTTATATAGATGAATTGATGCTCTTTTTAGAACAAAGAAAAGAAAAAGGGTACGGAAAAATAAAGCCAGTTATTAACGAAAAAGTAATAGAATTTATTTGTTATGAAAACTAAAAAACTAACAGCCGAGCAAGTCAAGGACTTTGAGGACAAACTTCGAGAAGAAATAATAGCAAAGAAAGCACAATTGAACAATAAAGAAATCATAAAGAAATGATAGTAGTAAAAGAGTTTCCGGACAAAGAATTTGCCACAAAAGAGGATTTGTTTACCGCTTTGCGTGAAAATAAGTCTTTGTTGATTGCTCAAAAGAAAATGATTACCAAGCAAGCGGATTCTGCTTTTCATTACGTTGGGATTGAAAACGAAAAAGGCGAAATTATAAAAGCGGAATTAACAAACGAAGCTGATATAAGCAAGTTAAAAGGCGTTTTGGTAATCAATACCACAAACCTATTAGACAGTCACGGAGACGTTCATTTAAAAGGTATTTGGAAGAAATCGGTAAAAGAGCAAAAGAACATTCTTTTATTGCAAGAACATAAAATGACTTTCGATCACATTATTTCTGATTCTGTTAGTGCGAAAGTAAAAACAATGAACTGGAAAGACTTGGGTTTTGAATTAGAAGGAGACACCGAAGCACTGATTTTTGATACCGAAATAGATAAAAACCGCAATGAGTTTATGTTTAGCCAATATTCAAAAGGATATGTTAAGGAGCACTCAGTCGGGATGCGATATGTAAAACTAGAATTAGCCATTAATTCAGAATCCAAATGGGATGTAGAAGAAAAAGCAGCGTGGGATAAATACTATCCCGAAATCGCAAACAAAGAATTAGCAGACCAAAGAATGTATTTCTGGGCAGTACCGGAAGCAAAAGTAATAGAGGGAAGCGCAGTTGTTAAAGGTTCAAACTTTGCAACTCCAACAATATCAATTTCAGCCGTCAAAGACACTGCAATAGAAACGCAAGAGCCGACAAACGAAGTCACTCAAATCAAAAGAAGAAGGAATATTTAATTAATTTAAAACAAAAAACTATGTTTAAGTACAAAACAGACGCAGAAGTTCAGGCAATGACCGAACAAGAAGCAAACGATTACGCAGTGGCAAAAAGAGCCTTTGAAGCTGATTTGCAAACAAAAGCTATTGATTTAGCCGTTAAAGGAGCGAAAGACGATTTAAACGCAGAGCTTAAAAAAGCAAACGATAGCGTTGGAGAATTAGCCGCTAAAGTGTTGGAATTAGAAACTAAAGGAGGAGAATCGGTTTTATCGGTTGACGCTCAATTGAAATCTTTTCTAAAAGACAACGAAAGCAAAATACAGGAAATGTATAAAGCCGGGAGCGGTTCGGTAGAATTGGTTTTAAAAGTGGTTGGGGATATTTCAACAGCTAACGGAACTAATACAGCAGCACCATCAATCACGGGAACGCAACAAGCCGCAATCGGTAACGTAGGTTACAGAGATTTTGACATTACCGGATTGACTACAAATGTAAATACCTCTTTGGCTGCATATCCTTACACGGAATCAGTGCCTAAAGACGGGGATTACGCTTTTTTGGCAGAGGGGCAAATTAAACCTCAAACAGATTTTACTTGGGAAACCAACTATGCAAAGCCAGTTAAAGCGGCTGCGTGGGTTCGTTTGACAGAGGAAAGCATTAAAGACGTTGCGGGACTTCAATCGGTTGCAAATGATTTGCTTGTTAAAAAACACGCTATCAAAAAAGCAAAAGGTATTCTTTACGGCGACGGAATCTCTCCAAACCCAAAAGGGGCAACAACTTACGGACGTGCATTTTCCGCAGGTGCTTTGGCTTTAGCGGTTACAAATCCTAATTTTATGGATGTGGTTAATGCTTGTATCACTGATATCGCAACTACCCACAACTTCGAGGATGAAATCCCGTTTATGGCAAATCTTGTTATGGTTAATCCTAACGACTTTTATATCCAAATGGTTTCAGCCAAAGATGCAAACGGATTGCCTTTATATCCACAAGCGAGTTTGTTCAATCAGGTTGTTATCGGTGGCGTGACCATCAAGCCAGAGGAAACAATCCCTGCAGGAAAAATCTTTGTTGCTGATATGGCAAAATACAACACTACTAATTACGTGCCTTACAGCGTTCGTATCGGTTGGGTAAATGATGATTTCATTAAAAACCAGTTTGTCGTTTTAGCAGAATCAAGATTTCACGCATTTGTTAAAAAATTAGATGCACAAGCGTTTATCTATGACACATTTGCAACAGTGAAAGCAGCGATCACAAAAGCATAATGAAAGTTAGTTTATTAAAAGATTGGGCGGGTTTCAAAAAATCCGCCTTAATCGAAATAACGGACGAAGCGGTTTTGAAAGAGGGTTTTAAAACCAAACTCTTTGAAGAAGTGAAAGAGGTTAAACCCAAAAAATAACAACAATGCAAATAATAGATACAACTTTCTTTATAAATGAGCTTTATATTCCATTAGCGGTTGCGACTGTTTCGGGCTCTGCAAGCGCAGCAACACCCAACAACAACGGAGTTTTAAACTCTCTAATTGTTGAAGTGGAGAAAGATATTTTATTAAGTGCGTTAGGTTTGACTAATTACAACTTATTGCAAACGGCTTTAGCTGATTTGCCAAACGCTGACCAGAAATGGAAAGACTTGGTTAATGGCAAAGAGTATGGGGAATATATTTGGGAGGGTTTGAAAAGTCCGAAAGGATGTTTGGTTAACGGGATTTATTACACTTTCATATATCAAAACAGCGAGTATCTTACAGCGTTGGGAGTTTCAAAACCCAATACTGAAAATGCCGTCAATGTTTCTCCATTCGCAAAGTTGGCTAACAGTTGGCAGAAGTTCACGAACAAGTATCAGGGTGGGTGTTTGTTAAATCCTTTGACTTCGATGAGTAACGGTTATTCCTTTGTTGATTGGTATGGAGCGCAGGAAAATGTACAACGTTCTTTATATCAGTATTTGAATGACAATGCGGTAACGTATGGTTTTGATGCTTCCAAGTTCCAGACTTTCGATGATAACGTAAACTCTTTTGGTTTATGATAGTCTTTGAAGAAAAGTTAGGGGAAATTTTAGATTTGTTGCCGGGTATCATTGATGCAAACGGCAATACTTTCAAACCATTCTTTAATTGGGGAACACAGGACATTTTAAACAAGTATTTGACCTTACCAAAGAATCAGGACACATATCCTTTAATTTGGTTAGTTCCGGCATCAGATGAGGCAAAAACAAATAACACCTCAGTTGTTAGGGATGTAGAGTTAATACTTGCAATGCACTCAGATAAACAAGATTATTTTAATCCCGAAATATACCAAACTGATTATAAGGTGGTTTTAAACCCGCTTTTGGAAAACGTTATAAAAGCGTTGGAAAAATCAGGAGTAAGCGAAGTTCAAGATTTAAAGTATAAATATGACAAACATCCTAATTATTCTGTAACCATACAAGGCGAAAAGACAAAAACAGTTGATGTGTGGAATGTAATAGTTTTGAAGTGTAAGTTACGATTGAAAGACGGCGCAATTAATCAAATAATATTCTAATGGCAAAACAAAGAGCAATACAAACGTTTACGGTACTTATTGAATTTACCTATGACAGACTTTACCGGGTTAATGAATCCATAGAGTTAAGCGATTACAAAACAATACAAAAATTATTAATTAATAAAATCATAAAATAATATGGCTGCAATAGACCAATTAAATTTAGTAGACAGTTCTGGAATTTCCGCAGGGGGCACAGGATTGGCAGGCAACAAGATAGACCGTGACAGAATAGTGGCTATTGGTTTGCTTACAAAAGGACACGTTTTCACGGGAACGGTAGACAAGGCATATATTCAAGGCTTGCAACAAGCAGGAACGTTAGTATATCTTAAAGGAGTTACCGAAATGGCAGACAAAACACCTGACCATAATTACAGAACTGCAACAGGATCAGGATTGAAATCGGTAACGGGTAAAAATCCGTATGAATATGACGTAACTTTTGAGAATGGAGCTGCTTTTTCTAAAGCACTAAACTCTTTGGAGGGTAACGGAAACTTTGACCTTATTTTCTGGGATAAGAATGACGTTATTTGGTTAACCCAAAACAAAGCTGGAGATATTAAAGGTTTCACTTTGGGGATGCACGCAGTAGGAAACTATAAAGGCGATGACGGAACAAATGGAGCGACTAATATGATGATGCTTCAATTGAAAGACCGTAACGAAGTTGATTTGCGTCAAGGATGGATTAAACCTGATGATTTCGCGGCAGAAGATTTGGACGGTGTGAATGATATTGCATTTACTATTGCTCCAGTAGCAGCCGCAGCCACTTCTTTAACGTTTAAAGCGTTGTTGAACGACAAAGTTAGTTTTGTTTCAGGTCTTACTTTAGCCAAGTTGAGAGTGACTAAAAACGGTGTTGACATTACCCCAACGGCAATTTCTTCTAGTTCAAGTGTTAAGACGTATACTTTGACTATTCCAGCAGCAGTAGCGGCAGACATTTTCACGGTAGAAACTTATGACAGCGTGGCAACTTCTGAGATTATAAACCTTACAAGCGTGTTGTATAATTCAAATAAAGCGACCGTAACGGTAGTCTAATTGAATGATTAAAATAATTAAGCCGTAATATTAATTTATTGCGGCTTTTTTTGTAACTTTGTAAGTATGAGTATTACCATCAAAGACTATTTGAATAAAGCTAAATTCGTCAGGGATAACATCTTGGACGAACAGGAAAGAATTGTATTGAAAAATGAAAATGCCATAGTAAATCTGAACATTAACCAAATCGAAAACAGTCAAGGTAGTGACGGCAAACAGTTAAAAAACACGGATACAAGGTTTAAAGGTGTTTACACGTTATCCACTCAAATGATTAATCCACGAAAAATAGCGGGTAATCCTTATGACTTCTTTGAAACGGGTAATTTCTTAAGAGGCTTTGAGTTAAGTATCGCTGACAACTTAAGTAAAATTAATATTTTTAGTACAGGAACAGGAGGTAATTTAAAAGCTAATTTCTTTAAGGGATATACTAATATTTTCGGATTAAACCGAGACAACCAACTAAAATTAAACGATAAAATTATATTGCCAGAGCTTCAACTATTTATAAAAAAGTATTTATGATGGATAAACAGGATGAAACATTAGAAAAAACAGCGGAGTTGTGGAATAGTTTTTTAGATATTCCAATTAATGAAAAACACCCAGACGATGTGAATGACTTTAGATTTCATATACACGCATTACAAAATATTTTATTTACTCAAAAGTATAAAAAATCACAAATAACCAAAGACGATGAAACCAACCACGATACAATACTATAACAGCATTGAAACGCTCCCTTTGTACAATTGGGATAAATACCTTTCGACAAAGGATTTAAACTGGTTTATAATAGGTTTTGACGGGAGACAGGCTAAGGTAGTTAATGATGATTTGCCACACATCGAAGTCAAAATTCAAGACGAATATCTTTTGGTTGTAAAAGACAGGGTTTTTAATTCTAAACTGCAAAAATGGGCGAAAATTGAAAGTCTAACCACAAAATACAACATAGTTTGTTTGCTTATTAAAGTTCTTTGGGATGGTTTCGCTCCTACTCAAATGGAAATGAGGTATAAATTTATTGAAAAATTAGGTTTATTAGGTTTTCCAATGGAGAAAATAAACACCTTAGACGGGGATAAAGAGGAATTATTAAGAATTAACGTAGAAGTTGAGGGAATAAAAAACAAAATTATCTTATTGCAAAATGAGTTAAAAGACGATAGCAAAAAAGAAACGAGTTCATTACAACGACAAATACAAATAGTTACTTTAGGACTTGGTTATAATTACCGTTTAGATCCAAAAGAAATAACTTTATCCGAGTGGTTGGAAATGTGTAAATTAATGGAAGAAAAATCTAAAAGTAATTAATTATGCCAAATAATAATAGTATTGATTTAATCGTTGGAAAGCAAGCGATTGAGGGATTAGAGCAGCTTATTTCTAAGTTAGGAATGGGACAAGAAGCTATATTAAAAATGGCAGACGCTTATTTAATTTTAGATAAAAATTCTAAAATAAACACAAAATCAGCATCAACAGCTAATACGGCTGCAATGTCTCAAATGAATAAAGAGATACAAGAGCAGGCGGTGGCTTATAATGCAGTTGGAACGGCTATAACCAAAGTAACGGCAGTTAGAAAAGTAAACAACAAACTAACGGCAGAAGAAAGCGTAAACCAAGCTATACTTAATAAAAACGCAATAGAACACGCTAAGAGTGTTTCTCAAATGGTAGGAAACTATCAAAAATTAAACATAGAACGCAGAAAAGCACAAACAGTATTAGCCGATTTACTGAGTGCCGAAAATAGAAATTCAGCAGCGATAAAACAAGCGCAAAAAGACTTTGATTTATTAGATAAAAAAGTAAAAGCGGTTAATGCTTCAACTAAAAACTTTTCTTTAAATGTAGGGAATTATAGGAGTGCATTTAACGGGATAGGCAGTAGTATGACTTCTTTTGCTAGTGCGTTTGGAATTATTGGCGGTGCGGCTGGTTTAGCAATGGTTACAAAGGATATGTTTGAGCAAACAAAGGCTTTAGAGTCTTTGGATTTTGCATTAAAAACAGTTACCGGAACACAGCAAAACTTTACAGAAACACAATCCTTTTTAAGTAGGATTTCAGAACAATACGGGGGCGAAATAAATACCTTAACGAGTTCTTACATTCAATTTTACGCTTCGGCTAAAAACAAACTAGCAGGAAAAGAAATACAGGATATTTTTGAGAGTATTTCAAAAAGTGCTGGAGTTTTAGGATTAAGCACTGAAAGACAAGGAAAAGCTTTTTTAGCCTTAAACCAAATGATGTCAAAAGGCACTATTCAAGCGGAGGAATTAAGAGGTCAATTGTCAGAGGCATTACCTAATGCAATGGGTATAATGAAAAATGCAGTTCAGGTATTAAATCCTGAAATGAAAGTAACCGAAAAGTTAATCGGTGAAATGATGAAAAAAGGCGAGCTTTTAAGTGCGGAAGTATTGCCAGAGTTTGCCCGTCAAATGGAAAAATCATACGGGATTGAAAATGTAACCAAAGTAAATACTTTAAATGCTTCGGTTGCAAGGTTAAGCAATGGATATAAAGAGTTTGTGCGTAGTTTTAGTGAGGGCGAAGGAGGTATTAAAACATTCTTTCAGTTCTTAGTTGATGGGGCAAAAGACGCACTAAGCCAACTTACAAGATTAAATAGTTCTTGGGATACCTTATTTAAAAAGGCAGGAATGAAAGGGCAAGAGTCAGGTAAAAGTATATTTCAACAAAGACTGGAGCAAGGAAAAGGAACAGGAACGGATGCGGAAATAGCAGCATCAATCAGGGCGGTAGCTGAAAGAGACTACAAAATAATAAAAGGCGCGTACAACGAAAACGAAAAGAAAATTAGAGAGTTTAATCCTTATGCTATCAATTTTGGAGAAAGCGGAAAAGATTTAAAATTAAAAAAAGAGGAATTAAACAGACAATTACAAGAACAGGCTGCAATAATTAGAGAGTCAAGAAGTGCTGGAGTTGTCACCTCGGTTAGTCCAGTTGAAGTAGTGGTAGAAGAAACAAAAGCTATAAAAGACAACACAAAAGCAGTAAAAGAAAACAAAAGGGAAAAAGTTGAGGGCGTTGGAATGGTTGGAACGGTTGACGTAAAAGATAGCGCACTGGAACGCCTTAAAATGCTTAAAACGGCTTTAGAGAAAACAAGAGACGAAACGGCAAAAAATGCCACTGAATTTGTACAGTTTAATAAATCTATTGACGATGTAAACGAAGCTATTGACGTATTAACAAAACCTATCACGGTTGATATTGATATTAAAACACCTACTGCAAAATTAGACAAAGTTAAAACGGATTACAAAGATACATTTGATGCAATAGCGGAAGCGGCACAAAAAGGAGCTGCAATAATCGCAGACTTCAACGATATGAATTTTAACAATGAATATCAAAGATTGTCAGACCAAAAAGATATGGCTTTAAAATTCGCTGGAGACAGTGCAGAAGCTAAATTAAAAATAGAAGCAGACTATGAAAAGAAGCGTAAAGAAATAGCTAATAGAGAAAACAAAGCGAAACAAAAACAGGCTATTTTTAATATTGCTATTGATACAGCTCAGGCAATTATGGCAACGGTTGGTAAAACTGGTTTTATGGGATTGCCTTTGGCTTTAATATTAGGTGCGTTAGGTGCGGCACAAATCGCAATGGTAGCAGCTCAAAAGATACCACAATATTTTAAAGGAGGTACTCACGACGGGGGTTTAATGCTTGTTAATGACGCCAAAGGTTCTAACTATCAGGAAACTATTGTAACTCCAGACGGTAAGATAATGCAACCAACGGAAAGAAACGTCTTAATGGATGCTCCAAGCGGTACGCAAATTTTCACGCCTGAACAATGGCACGAAAAACAACTGTTTGAAATGATGCAGGGTAAAGGAATTGCAATGACAAACAATTACGCTAAAAGCAACGGTTTGACTTATGAGCAAATGGACGCCATTATAGGTAAACACTTTGCAAACATCACGACAAACACAACTATATTAGATAAAAACGGGTTTCAGTCTTTCAGCTCAAAACGTGGTAATATCACGATACAGAACAATAATAGAAGTCAAGGGATCGGATTTAGTGTTTAATCGCAGCAACAAAAAGAGGTTACTGAATGTGATTTCTTAATGCTTTCGATAGTTTCTGCACTTGGCTCGTTTGTTTCGCAATCAATGGGAACATTAGTGATTTTGGCTAAAAAGTAAGATCCATCAGTAGCGGTTTTAGCAAACGAACAAGTTGATTTACATACTTCTTTATCAGTTGAGCAACTTGACAAAATAATTACGAATAATAATAGTATCTTTTTCATTAACCAAAGATATAATAAAAATAACAAATGGGCGAAAAATTTTATTTAGATTTTAAAAGTGATAATTTCGGATTAGTAGAAATTAATGAGCCTATCGGTTACGCTTCGATTGACTTCAATTTAAACCAAAAAGACAAGGGAATGGGGCGAGACGTTTCTTTCAACGGGGGAGAAACACAGTTCGAGTTTGTCGATTATCGCAACCATTATTTAGAACAACTTTTATATTATGCGCATTACTTTGGTTTTGAGGCAAAAGTAAACTTAATCATTGAAAAAGCAGGAATAAGCAACATTATAGGAGAGTTAGATTTTGCCACTTCTATTACAGATGATTTAAAGTATTTTAAATGCAAGGTGATGCAGGAAAGTAACTTACAGATTATTAAGCGTAGAAAAGCGGTTAAAGTAGATTTGTTGAGTAATAAAGACGCAGACGGTAACGCTATAACTCCATTATTACCAGAGAATATATTAATGATTAGCAAGCCGGTTGTCCAAAAATCAGAGTGGAAAAGTTCGTTTACCGGAGTTGATCCAAATAATTATTTTAATCCTTGCCAAAACTTAGTATCAACAGGAATTGAAGATAGCACCACATTTTTTCAAGTAGGCGTAAAGGACAAAACTTTTTACACTTCTGGAGTTGACATAAACGAACACTTTCAATTAATAAAAGCAAAAAACGCACTTAAAAACATTAAAATATCATTAAAAGGTATTGAAATGGACACCACAATAAGAAATCAATTGATTATAGTTTACGGTGGCGTAAAAGTAGTTTTAAAATCGCTTACAAAATTACAATCTTTTTACGGAGACATAGATTATAACATTGATTCGCTGGATCGGGACGCTATGATAAGCATCTACTTTTTTAGTGAGGGTTTTTGCGCCCGTAAATTGGACAGCATTACGATAACAGTTGAAAGCACTTCTTATAATTCTATTACCCCATCATTTAGATTAATCGACGTAATGAGCCAAGTCGTTAAATCAATATCAGGATTAACAATAAACGCTCCAAGATACGCAAATTTAGGGCAGTTTTACGACAATAGATTGTTTAATGGTAACTTTCTTAGGAATGTAAAAGATAAGTCTTTTTATGTGAGTTTAGAAGATATTGAAAAGTCTATAACTGAAATGAATGCAGATTACGAGATAGACACAAACGGAAACGTATTTTTTGGGATTGAGCAGGATTTCTACACTTCAACAGAAAGCGGTTTCTTTGACAATACCCAATTTAGCGGAATGAGTAAAGGATTTAATCCCAAATATTCTGTGAATGAATTTAACTACTCTTATAAAAATTATCAATCGTTAAAAGAAAAAGAAGAACTAAATTCAGCCGACACCATACACGGAGAAAGTAGATGGGTATTGTTTAACAAAATGGTAGAAAACAAAAAAGAGGTTTCTATCGAATGGACAAGAGATGCTTTTTTAATCGAGGCAACACGAAGAAAAGCCTTAGAAATTACGGAAGAAACAGCATCGCAGGAAGATAACAGCTTGTTTATAATTGACACCATCAACACGACAGCGGAACAGAAATTAACGGAAGTTACAAGCCTAAACCATACTTTTAACAAGGACGCAAACAGACTGACTTTACAAAGTGATGGAAGCGTTAATTTTATTGTTTTAGGTATTGAGTTAGGAAGTGTATTTACTATCAATCCAAGCCATTTAAATGCAGGGAATTATACAGTATTCGCAATCGCTAACAATACCTTAGAATTAACTAGAACGAGCGCAGGAGCTATCAGTATTGCGGGAGACGGTATAAAAGTAACTAATTACACTTATACGTTAAACTTGGTTAGTATTCCTTACACAAATTACACCAATCAGGGATTTACGGCTATCAACAACTTGAACACTTCGGACAGATACAGCAATTTAAGATATTCAGTAAGGCGAAACATAGAAAACTATTATCAGTCTTATTTAGCTACTTGTAATTTATATTGGAAAAACAAACCAATTATAAACACTTGGTATAAAAATAATGGGGATTGTTCCACAACTTACTTGGGTAAAACGTTGGTAGAAAAAAGTAATTTAACACCGGTTAATCCAATAGTAACTCCTTTTATGTATGATAACGTAATATTTGCAAATGTGGAGTTTGAGGATTTCATTACATTACAAAACAACATAAGAAGTCAAAGGGGATATATTCGTACAATAGACAATAATAATCAGGTTGTAAAGTTGTACCCCGTAACAATGAAGTACGAAAATTTAAGTAAAGAATTAACCATTAAAGGCGAAGAAAAATACGAACCTGTTACAATGGCAATCGTTAAAAACAACGGTGTAATAACTATTAATAACGAAACGCAAATACATAAAATCATTTATGAGTTAAAAGATGAGAAAGTATTTGTTTATGATAGTAATAGACAAAGACTGTATAACGGTTGTTTCTGGAGCTTAGTAAGCGTAAACGGTGCAACAGCTTCAAGTATTGACGAATTGGATAACTGGCTAACTTTATTATAATGGAAGAAGATGATCCAATTTATAACGATATGGAATACGAACAAAGCGACACCCGTTATGAGGTGGTTTCAATTTGTAACCAAGCTTTAAATGCGGTTGAGGGAATTAATATAATGAGCAAAGAAGATAATTACAGGGTTTCAGAGATTAAAAGAAAGTCTTTGCGGCTAATAGAATACCATATTAATATGCTATATGATGAAAATTTTGAAGATTAATTAAAAATTACGTTGTGGTATTAAATTAATTTGTATATTTGTGACTGAATGATTCAAGATTACACGTGTGAAGTTGCACGATGACTATTTAAAAACTCAAAGACCTTGCTTAATTGTGAGGTCTTTTTTAATTTAATAAAGTTATGAAAAAAATACCCGATTTGGAAATAATAGGAAACACAGACGATTTAGTCGCAAAAATACACTTATATTTATTAGAACGTGGCGAAGAAATACACACACATTATGTTGTTGGATATGAAAATGATGATTTTGTTAAAAACATAACAAGAGTTAGGTTTTATCCAGAAAAAGGACTTGAAGAAATAAAATCACTTAAATATAAAAGATAAATTAAAGTTATGGAAGCAAATGAATTAAGAATTGGAAATTATATTTTAAAATCATTAAAAAGCGGTAATGGAAGAAAAATAAACGATAAAATTGGAGTTCAAGATATTGTTAGAATTTATGAAAACACAGGTTCTTTTAATTATGAGTCTATCCCATTAACAGAAGAATGGCTATTAAAGTTTGGGTTTAAAATAATTGATGATAATCCAAAACAAAAACCACAATACAAAGGAGATATTATATTTAAAATATTAGATTTTGAATTTTCTAATTCAGACAAATCAAATAATAATAACGGTTTTTATTGTTATGAAATTAATAACGGAGATACAATAATAAACTATGTTAATCAACTTCAAAACCTATATTTCGCATTAACAGGCGAAGAATTATTAATAACCAACACAAACAACTTATGACAAAAAAAAGTTAATCATTAATTCTACGATACAAATAACCGCTAATCCTAAAGGCGGTTTTTTTATACAATAAATTTATTTATACTTACGTTAAAGTATTAGTTTATTTTCTTATCTTTGTAATTATTAACTATTGTCGTGATGACAGAGGTAAAATTATATGACTGCACCCGTTATAAACCTATTCCGTTCCAAAGATGAGGCGTTGTACTTCAAAAACAGCCAGCTAAACGGATTCTACGTTTTTACGGGTGTGCAGTTGTTGCCAAACAATCCTATTTCTTACGTACAAATTACGGACACTCCAGACGGTTTAAACATCGAGGACTGGACAGTTAAAGCCGTTACCCTATACAAAGGAACGCAAACCGACATTACGCCCTATTTTAATGTAGACAGTTTAACCAATTCCCTAAGCGGAAACCCACAATTATTCTGGTCTTTAACAGACGTTCCTTTTGACTTTGGCAGTAATCTAATTTACTTGGAAATAAACCAAACTTTAGGTGAGACATTCTACTCACAACCTTTTTTACTCACTGATTATGAAAACGAGAAAGTTACGCAGTTTCATTACAAAGATAAAAGAACGGATATTTATCAGTCTATTGGGTTTCAAAGTTGGTTTAGGCAATCTGATAAAAAAACGAAATTAACGTCTTATTACGAGGCTTCAACACGCAACACGGTAACACAGGCGGTTGAAACCAACAAAACTGAAAAACACGTTTCGGAAGATATGAGTATCGATACCCTGATACAGTTTACCGACATTCTCGAAAGTCCTTATTTATATGTTAATCAAATAAGATGCAGTCTTTTTGAGGCGGTTAACGTGCCGGAACTTACCCAACAGGAAAATTTTGGAAACATAACCTTTGTACTTTCTCCCAACAAAAACGACGTGTATAGCGGTAATTATGTAGCTCCCATAATCGTAACTACACCAGATTACTCTCCTTTAGATTATTCAGCAACAGATTATAAAACAACATAGCAATGACAGCAACAGAAATAAGAGACTTAATAACAAACTACTTAGGCAGTGCATCAAGCATCACGGCAGTAGAACACAAAGCAATCGAAAACGCTTTGATTGACTATGCAGAAGCAACGCAAACACAAGCCACAAATTTAGCAGCTTCTTTGTTGGCTTCATTTCCTAAAAACGTTGGTTTTATATCGGGTTTGAATTTTCCGGTAACAAGTGGCAGCGTAACGTGTGGAGGAAACATAACAACCGCAACAGGTTCGTCTAGCGGTATTTTATGCACAATGGCAAACGCAATGCCAAGTACAAATTATATTGTTAAATGCCAATTCGAGAGTTTGGGAACAAACACGTTAGACGGTCAAATAGCCGCCCCAATGTTCAAGAAAGTATCTACAACGCAATTTTATTTTATCGCAGTAGAAACCAACAATGCAACTCAAAATTTAAAAGTACACTTTGAAGTTAAAAGTTTAGACTAATGGCAAACACTTTATTAATAACAAAAGAAACGGGCGGTTACTTCACTTTTTTACTTACTAAAAATGGAGTACCTCAATTACCTATACAATCAATCAGGAATGACTTGTTGGTTTATGGGGAACAATGCCATTTCAAGACCGGAAGCGGTGCAAACATCATAAAGGAACAGTTTATACTACCTACTGATATAACGGTGGTTTCAAGCGGTACTTTTACGTTTACAACGGTTTCGCAGCTTTGGGCTAAACTTATCGAGGTTGGCTATTTCGATTGGTTAAGCTCTGGAACTGGAGGAACTGGAGTAGATAGGTTTGATGATTTATTGGACACGTTTAAATACATTGGGAATAATGGGTGCGCGGTTGTTGTGAACGAAAGTGAGCAGAAATTAACGGCAGTGCCTTTTTTTAATTACAGTAGATTTACAGATTTAAATGACACGCCAGATACTTTAGTGGCTAATAAAATGGTGGTTGTAAACGCAACGGGTGACGCTTTAACATTAAAAGAGCAGCCCAATATTACGCCTCCATCTTTAACGTCGGTTGGATCATTTCATTACGTAGATTTAGCCACGCAAACAACACCTTTAAATGTTGTTGCAGCAGTTGAAAAGAAAATAACGAACGACACGGCAGACACTTCTACAAACGTTTTAAATGCTCCCTATGGCATTAGTTCGATGTGGGATATTGCGGCAAATCAATTAGACTTTTCTCAAACAGCAGTAGGGGATTTAGTCACTGTAATTCCTGCAATAGAAGTAACGACAACGGCAGCAAATCAAAACGTAAATATCTATATTAAGTTAGGTATCGGGTCGAGTAATCCAACAACTAAACAAGTTTTCAACAGTCCTATTAAAGCGATTGGAAGCGTTATAATTAATCCTACAAGTGATTTTGTTGTGGATACTTTAGATATTAAAGACTATCCGGCTGAAATTTACATCTTGTCAGATGATGCGGCAACCGTAAAAAGTGGCGCATTAGACATTAAAGTAGTACGTAAAAATATTAACGTTGTTTCGGTTGTTATAGATGTAAACCAAATAGCGGCAGCAAATCACGCAGCATTTAACAAAACTTCTTTAGTAGATGCAGACGAATTTAACGGCACTGATTCTGACGCAGATTGGTCTTTAATTCGTGTTTCTTGTTTAAATCTTTGGAACTACATAAAAAGCAAAGCGGCTTCTGTATTTCAATATAAACTAACTGCAGGCACAAACATAACCATTGATAATACTGATCCTTTAAATCCGGTTATTTCATCAAGTGGCGGGGGTGCAGGTGCGGTTTCTTCCGTAAACACATTAACAGGCGCGGTTGCTTTAACACAAGACACTATTGGAGACGGTACAACTTACAAACAATATTCTACAACTGAAAAAAGCAAACTTGCCTCTATAACCGAAATATTCACGACTGCTTTAAAAGCCGCTTATGATGGCGTTGTAAGTGATTTAGCCATATTATTAGCAACGGGTTCAAGATTAATCTCAAGCGGGGAAATAACAAAACTTAGTAATACAACTAACACCAACACGGGCGACGAAACAACAGAAACCATTCAAGCAAAAAGACCTTTAAAAACAATTAACGGCAATACTTTAGATGGAAGTGGGGATATTACGATTAGTGGAGGAAGTTCGGGCGCGATAATTTACAACGTTAAAGATTACGGAGCGTTAGGTGATGGAATTACTGATGATACGGTTAAAATACAAGATGCCATTAACGCTTGTTTTTCAGCAGGTGGCGGGGTTGTTTATTTACCTAAAGGGGTTTATATTATTGGCGGTGCTTTACAAAATGCGGTTGGAGCAGGAAGCGTTAATTATAATTCACAGCTTTATATACCACAAGAAAATCTAACAGCTTCAACACGGCGAACAATAGAGTTAAGAGGTGAAGTTGCTCCGAATTTATTTCAAACATTAGGGATAGGCACTTATACACCACCAAATTCAGGGGTAATATTACGTTCAACTATTCAAGGAAGCGGAACAAGACCGAGTGTAATATGTAATCGTGGTGCAGCTTCTAATTATTCTGAATTTAGTTATACAACATCATTCTTTAAGAATTTTTCTATTCAAATTACACCAAACGGAAGTTCTAAAATAACTATGGGCGGTATAAATTGCGAATACGCTACGCTTGCAAATTTTGAGAATGTTACTTGTTTTCCTTATAACTTGAATTTAGTAAGTAGTGGTAAACCTGACGTGATTGATGTTGTAGGAATTGCAATGCCAAGAATAAATTGTGAGCATATCAACACTTTAAAAAACTGTTCAGTGGGTGGTTTTACACAAGGTTATTTATTAGGAGAGCATACTTCTGCTTATGATGCTGTTGCTATTTGTTGTGTAAACGGCTATCATCAAACAGCGAATTACCATTTAGGAAATTATGAAAAGATTTCTGCTTTTTGGTGTAGTGTGGATTTTATAGTAACAGGAGCTTCTTATTTTAATGTGGCTAATTTACAAACAGAATGGACTGTTGCCGGAAAATGGTATGATGCAGTAACTACTTTAAGCGATGTTTCAAACTATGGTAAAGGTAGGTTTAACTTTAACATTATCGAAGCGATGGTTGGCTTTAATAATGAGAAATTCACAAAGATAGGCGGTACAGGAATTGATGTTAAACCTATTTCATTACCTGCTTTAGTAAATGCTCAAACAGGAACTACTTATGCTTTTAAATATTCGGATGCCCATCGTTTAAATTCATTTTCAAATGCTGCTGATGCAACGGTAACAATACCTCCAAATTCAAGTGTTTCTTATGATATAAACGCACGTATTTTAATAAAAAGAAAAGGTGCAGGACGTGTTATAATCGCGGCAGGGGCAGGAGTTACTTTTGAATATCCAACAGGATTTTCTTTAGAAATAAACGCTCAATATGATGCAGTAGAGTTAGTGCAGGAATCAATCAATACGTGGGGAATTTTTGGAGCATTAAAACCAGTATAATGATAGGAATATTAGAAAAAAACACAGCAATTTTCTATAACACATTTATTGGTGGTATTTCGCCTGTAACTAATACTACCGCTTTACTTGCTACTAAGTTAGGTATTTCAGTGGGTAATATTTCAAATTTCACCATTGTAGGAGCTGATGTTAAATGTAAAATTATTGGAAGTTATTTTATTCCTGCAAGTGCTTTTCAAGGTAATACTGCAATTACTTATTATAATGACGCAGGAGGATTGGTTACGGAATTAAGGGCATATTCATTTTATGGAGCGACTGCCTTTAAATGGTTTGTTTTTAATAATGTGACTTCTGTTTTGATTGATGCCTTGCAAAATACATTACTTACTACAATATATTTGCCGTCGTTAACAAGTTGCGCAAATGCCGCATTTAGAAGTATAAACTTATTTAAACAAAAAATATTTATACCGAATTGCGCTACTTTGGGTAGTAATGTAAATGTGAATGAAGATGTTTTCTTTGGTGTTGCGTTAAATTCAAAAATATATGCAAAACCAAGTTTAGCCACTATAAATTTAGGAGGTGTTGAAGCAGATTTAGCTTTTGCGACTACTAATTTATCGACTGTTAAATATGTTTCATCAACGGCAATCCCAAACGCAATAACTGATTTAGCAGCAGGAACAATTTATGATACTGCAATACAGTTAAATTTTACAGCACCAACAGGAAGTACAAATGCAATTGAGCATTATGAAGTTTATGTAAATGGTGTTTATTATTCAGATATAAAACGAGGTGGATGGGTTTCAAAATTAACAATTAACACGGCTTACTCTTTTACCGTTTATGCTCGTGATATTTATTATAATCAATCTTTAGTTAGTAATTCAGTAAGTGCATCTACAACAAACACAAGCGTTGTTTCTTTAAATGAAAAGACTATTGCCGCATATCATTTACTAACTGATTCTTTAGATTCAAAAGGAACTAATGATGCTTACAATGGTTCGTCTTTGACTTTTAGTTCTGGGGCGGTATTTACAAGTGTTGCAAATTCTTATATCGAACTAAATCACGACAATGATTTATCTTTTGTAAATGGAAGCACTGAAAAGGCTTTTAGTATAAGCGGTTGGGCGAAATGGACGGCAAATTTTCATATAATTTCAAAAGGAAGAAATGATTACAACACAGCCGAAGAATGGGTGATGATGACAAATGCAGGAAATCTGTATTTTAGATTAACAGATAAGGCTACTAATGGTGTTTATTTAAGATTTTCAATTACAAATCCATTCACCACAACATACAAACATTTTGCAATCACTTATGATGGTTCAAAAACTATTGCAGGATTAAAATTATACATAAACGGAACACTTCAAACTGTTACAAATGCAAGCGCAGGAACTTATACAGGAATGAAAAAGGGTGTTTTGCCGGTTGTATTAGGTTCAACCAGCGGCAGCAAATCGTTAAATTTTGCAGGGGCATTAAAAGAGGTTCATTTTTTTAATGCAGAATTAACATCAGGCGATGTTACAACATTACAGACAACAAATTTTCCTTTTTAGATGAAAAAATTAATCCTTTGCCTATTATTTTTTTCCTGTTCAAATGTTGAGGAAAAATACATGCCACAAGAGATAATTATAACCGACACAATCACTAAAATAATAAACGATGAACGGAGGAACAGGGGTTTAAACGAATTGAAATCTGAAAAGCTACTTACCGAGTTAAGCAGACAAAAAGCAATCCAAATGGAAAGCAACAAACAAGTCAATCATAATGGATTTACGGCTTTAGAACTTCATTCAGAATCGTATGGACAGATTGTAGGATATGGCTTTAAAAGCGAAGTAAGTTTGTTCAACAATTACATGAACAGCGAAGCACATAAGAACGTCATTTTAGGAAATTACACCCATATCGGGAGCTATACATTCAAATCGTATAACTGCATATTGTTTGCAAAATATTAAAAAAAGAATAAATGAATAATTACAGTTGGATTGAAATAATAGGGGGTAGTACTATTTTCGGAGCATTAACAACGGCAGTAGGTTGGTTGTTAGGAGGTCGAAGTAAACAAAAACAAGAATTAAAATCGGGTGTCATAGACAATGAAATTAAAGAAATCGACTATGCTGAAAAAGTACGGGATTTATACGAAAGCATTTTATTAAAAAAAGATGCCGAAATAAAATATTTATTAGACCAAGCAAAAGAAGATCGTGATTACTTTAGAACGGAAATAAACCCATTAAGAGAAGAAGTACAATCGTTAAGAAAAAAAGCAAACGAGCAAGACAAACAAATTGCAGAATTAAGTTTAATAAATGCAATCACGAAAGAGGCTGCTGAAAGCTGGGAAACCAAGTTTAATGACTTGCAAAAAGAACACGATGCTTTGAAAAAATCCTTTGACGCATTAAAAAAATCAATGAAATGAGATTAGACGAAAACGGATACAACGCACTACATTTAAGAGAGGGTTTGAAATTAAAACCCTATTTAGATACTAAAGGAATACCAACTATTGCAATGGGCAACACTTACTATGTAGGAGGTCGTAAAGTAACAATGAACGACAAGTCTTTGTCTTTGTTAGAGGCTCAAAACTTAGCTAAAATAGTAGCGGATGACTTCGCTAAAAACGTATTTAAAGTAATAAAATCAAAAGTAAATCAAAATCAATTTAATGCTTTAGTTTCTTTGGCTTATAATATTGGAATTAATGGATTTACAGGTTCGACTGTATTAAAACTTGTAAATATTAACCCTAATAACGTATCTATTGCAAGTGCTTTTATGATGTGGACTAAAAATAAAGAGTTAATAGGTCGCAGAAAATCAGAAGTTTTACAGTATTTCCTAAAATAGTTACGTTAATATAGTAGTTTTTAAAGTTTTATAGTTATATTTGACAAACTAAAAAACTACAAATGAAAAGATTAACCTATTTTCAAGTACATAAAAACAAAACCCCGAAGAAACTCCCTTTTTTTATTAGTCAAAAATTAATTGCTAAATGTGTTGCTGATATGTTTACACGTTTTGAGTTATTTAAAATTATGGAAGAAAGTAACGGACACTTTTAAACCTATGAAATATGATACAATCACTTTTATTAATGGCTTTAATAATGACTTTGTTAATTGATTTGACAAACGATAATAACAATCTGAAATGAAAAAACTAATCCTATTACTGCTATTGTTCACGCTTGTATCTTGTAGCACAAGAAAAGTTCAAAAATCTTCAACCAAAGAAGAAGCTAAAACAGAACAAGCCACAACCGAAAAGAAAGATATTACAGCCGAAAAGGAAGCAAAGACGGTTATCAATGACGAAAGCAACGAAATGGAAATCACCCCAATCGACACGGCAAAAGTTTTAATTATAAACGGAAAAACGTTTAAAAACGCTAAAGTTAAAATCTTACACCGCAAAACTGCAACGAATATCACAGCAAAAGAAACGGTTAAAGACAAAACTAAAAGCGAAAATAAAGCGATTACAGCCGTTAAAAAGCAAGCTACGACAAAAGATATAGAAAAGAAAAGCAATCCTTTTTTACCGTTGTTGTGGTTGCTTATTCCTGCTGGCATTTATTTAGTTTGGAAGTATAAATATAAAATTATTGGGTTATGAAAGCATTAAAATATATTATAATATCCTTGAAATTTACCTTATGCCTTTTCGCATTACTTTTTGTATTTGCGTTTGTGTTTTTTGGTGCTTTTTTACTTATAAATAATTAATAATTATGAATTTAGAAACCCAACAAAAACACTTTACCGAGATTACCGAGCAAATGAAATCTATAATGTTTTCAAAAGGCAACGACTATGCAAACGAGGACAGATTGTCTAATTTTAAACTTGCAGGACAAATAGCAGGATTAACACCGGAATTAAACTGTTTGTCATTAATAGCTACAAAGGTAGCGCGTTTAGGGGTGCTTTTAAACAACAATAACACACCAAATAACGAAAGTATTCAAGATAGTGTTTTAGACCTTGCAAACTACTCTTTATTGCTTAGTATGTTATTAAAAGATAAAGAAAGTAAATCTATTCTCAAAGATTACCCACAAACTCAAAATAAAACTTGTTTTGCCACATTCGGACAACCAACCAAAACCTACTAATTATGAGTAAATACGACAGCTTTAACCAAGCCATATTACCACATTTAGAATTTATATCAAACAATACACATATAGCTGAAAAGATTTATCCAGAGGGTAGGCCAAACGAAATAGACAGATTAAGAAAACACATAGCGATAATTAGAAAATACGGACTTCCAACCGTTACAGACGTTCCAATTTTTAGCGGTCAAACAGCAAAGAAAAGTTTGGCTTTAGAAGTTTTTCACGGTGGTAATCCTGATAATATTTTAGTCATTGGAGATTTACACGCTCCTTTTACATTGCCTAAGTATTTAAAGTTTTGTCGTGAGCAACAAGAAATACACGATTGCGGAACTGTAATATTTATAGGCGATATTATTGATAATCATTATTCAAGTTATCACGAATCAGATCCAGACGGTTATGGTGCGGGCGAGGAATTAGATAGGGCGATAGATATGATTTCCGATTGGTATCATACATTCCCTAAAGCGACTGTTATTATAGGCAATCACGATAGGTTAGTTTATCGTAAAGCTTTTAGTTCTGGAGTATCAAAGAAGTGGATAAGGGAGTATAAAGACGTACTTAATACTTCGGGTTGGGATTTCGTGGAAAATATAGAGTTGTTTGACATTAATTTCAATCATGGCGAGGGTGGAACGGCACGAAATAGAATGAAAACAGAATTGCAATCACAAGTACAAGGACATTTACACACGCAATTATATGTTGATTATGCAGTAGGGGCAAACTTCATTGTGTTTGGTATGCAAGTGGCTTGCGGTGTAGATATAAAGAGTTACGCTATGGCTTACGGCAAGAACTATAAAAAAAGTGCAATAGGTTGCGGTGTGGTTTTAAACAAAGGAACGTTACCTATTGCTATTCCTATGAAAATGTAATAATAATTAATGTTAAAATGTCCAGTTTTTAGCACTATAAACTGGACAATATGTAAAAGCATATAACATATTACGTTAAGTCAATAAATACGTTAACAACAATAGTAAAAGCATATAATGGAAAATAAAGAATGTTTCTTAAAATTTGAAGCGTGGGGCGAAAGCATAACAATCACGAAAGATCACAGTGATATTACAGCAGAAGATTTTTATTTAATGTGCCGACAAATAAGCACGTCACAATTTGGAGAAAAGAACACAAAAGAGTATTTCGGTAAATTATAAGGCAAATCGTACCAGTGCAACAAGGTTTTAATCCCTTGTTTTAGACAAAAATAAATAGTTCAGCAGCGAACTTGCTTTTTTTAAATGTTTAATAATTTGGTTTTAGTTGATTGCAGGGGTGGTTTCCTGCTGAAATTTCCCTCTTGGCTGATAAGGCGTTGAGGGTTTTTTTATTCCCTTAACCACTTTACAACTATTTGATTTGACAAGCACCAATTTTTACCATTCCAAAGACATTCTAATCTTTGAACATTACCCATTGTTGTTTTAGTTTCAACAACATACTTTCCTATATTGTCAGGTTTTATTCCTGCATCTATCCATTTAATTTCCATATCTTTTTTTTTACAAATATACATTTTTAATTAAAAGTGTTTAAAAAAAGTGTTTAAAAGTATTTAAAAGTGTTTAAAAATCCGTTTACAAATCAGGACTTTTATCCATTATTTCCTTTCTGTTTATTTCGTTTTGTTTAGTGACATAAATCAAAGTAGTTTCTTTTTTTGAATGTCCAAAAACTCCCTGTATAGCATCTAAACTTATCCCGGCTTCATACTTTTTATTAGATCCAAATTTCTTCATTGAATACATTGTAATTTCTTTAAATCCAAGTCCTTTTTTTACGATAGTTTCCCATCTTCTTGTTGCTGTATCTCGGTTTATGTGTGTAGGTGCGGGGAGAAAGTCGGGCAAAAACTGATTTTTACCCCTGTTACCGATTGCAGGCTCTTTGAAACTCCCAAATAAATAATAATCTTTAGGCAGTTTGTCGAATTGCATATTAATTAAATGCTCTTTTAGATACTTGTTTATGGGTAATGTCCTGTATTTTTTTCTACCCTTTGTATTTTTTGGCAATAACTGAATTATGTTATTATCCATATCAATCATATTTAATTGAATATCTAATATTTCAGTCGGTCTGATCCCTAAATCAAAAATCAATCTAATGTAATTGTAAAAATTAGGATGGTTTTCTATTAATTCCTTTTTAATAACTTCCATCTGTTTGTCACTTGCAGGAACGTGCGCAATACTTTCCTCAACACGTAAATTTTTAACTTTAAACGCTGGGTTATCTTCTATTATATCGAACTGGATTAACTCGCTTAAAATGGCTTTAAAATGATTCAAATGTTTATTGTGTGCCTTGTTGCTCCAGCTATTTAACTCTTTCGCTTTTTCCATTATCAACTTAATATGGATTCTTTTCGTGTCGACAATATTCAAGTGCGAAAGTCCGATATTTTTAATAGCGGTTTCTAAAAAGTTTAACGATCCGTTATAACCGGAATATGTTTTGTTAGATATGTTTGGTTTCTTCTTTTCTAAAGCAAATTTTAAAGCATCTATTAAATTTAGATCACTTTGCTTTTTTATGATTTCGGGAATGTTTGGATTCCAGCCTGATTTCAACCTGTCGTGGTACACATCACATAAAATCAAAAATTGCCTTTCACGTTCTTTGAGGTCGTGTATTCTGTTAAGTTCGTTTTTGCGTTGGTATAGTTTGCCGTTGTATCTGAAAAACACAAACCAAGTACTAGAAGATTTTGAAAGTTTGGGAACTGTAAATTTAGCTTTCATTTTGTTTGCGGTTTGTTATCGGTTAGGACAAAAAAAATCGGGAGAACCTTTATTTATTAGGGTTTCCCGATTCAAGCGGAGAAAGAGGGAAACGGGGGAGCGTATATTTTAAAAATTTACCCCAGTGTTTATAGGGGTTCACGTTTTCTAAATTGCCGTTTTTAAGTCGATTTTGTTAACGGTTTGTTTGCGGTTTTTATGTGGTTTTATAAACAGGTTTTCTTCTGTACCTATAATCCAATTGGCGTTAATTGAATAGAATAGACAAACGTTTGCAACGTGGTTAATGGTAAAATGATTGCGCCCCATCTTTATATTATAAAGGTTTTGTTCTGGAAGTCCACAAGCATAAGCAAATTCTCTCTTATACTTTAACATACCTTTTGATTTGAGAATATCAAACAAGGTAAACATAGTCCTGTCAAGTGCATCAATCTCTTTCATAATGTTAAATTTTAGTAAAATGTGGTTTCCCGTAAAAAGCAATAATTTATTATTAATAAATTTGAGTTATAAATTAATCAATACCCCAAATACTCAATGATTCTATTATTTTACAAACACCTACTTATCAATTACGGATTAAAACTAATTATTATTTGTTTAAAGTCTTTAAAAGCTCTCTTACTGTTTCTTTCAAAAATTCATTTTCATTAATTAAAAAAGCAACCCTTTCTTGTGTAAACCCTTCGCTATTTTGTTGAGGGTTTTTTGTTTCCGGTTTAAATTCAAAATTACTCGTATCGATGTTAAACGCTTCTTCAAACTTCTTTATAAAATTAGACGATACCGATTTCTTATTATTAAGATACGATGAGATATTACCCTTATCCATATTCATTTTCTCGGCTATTTCCACAACGGGAAACTCTAACCGTAAATAATTTACAGCCTTAATAAGTTTTTCGTTGTTTGTATTGCGTTTAATTTCAGTCATTTGTGATTAATATGTAAAATAGTTGTATTTATATTTGTGGTTTTCGATTAGTTGTAATATATTTGCTATATCATTTCGATATATCAAAATTAAAACAATTTAATCTAATAAAAAAAATTTATGAAAGTAAAACAGCAAATTTTTAACACTTTACGTAAAAAATACAGTTTACGAAAGATAATTTCTGACAGTTTAAATGTTAAAGAAATAAATGTTTACCTCTGGGCTTACAGAAAACAGCATAATAAAGTAGGTGATTCCTTAGTAACTGAAATTTTAAAACGTGAATTACAAATAACTGATTCCGAAATCTTTGAGCCTTTAAACTCTTAATTATGACCTATCAACAAAAAAGAGAATTAGACCGAACTTATAGAATGGGCGGTTACGTTTTAACAGTTTGCGGCTTTATGGCAATTGTGGTTGTAACAATATTAATATTTAAATAAAAATAAAAATGGAAAAATTACAAATTACATATTCAGAATTAGCTTTTATAATGCAAGAAGAAGTTGGTTTTTGCAAAGACATTTTCTTAAAAATAAAAGAAGAAGATAAGGTAAAAGCCATTTTTTATAAAATATGCTTGGCGGAACAAATAAAACACGCTGAACAATGTTTAAACGCCTCTTTTAAGTTTTTATATCCAAAAGGTTTGAATCCTAAAAAAGCAATATCGTGACCGACACTCAAAAACTCGAAGCAATGCGGTTATTATTAGGAGATAATAACAATGTTTTAATCCTAGATCAACCCAAACGCAAAGAAACACGAAAAGAAACGTACAACAGACTTTATAAACAAGTCAATGAATACGAAGCCTTACGGACTATTAAAAAAAATTTGCGTTAATGGTTGTAAAAAATGTGTATTTTTATTTGCGGTTGTCAATAAGTTGTATTACTTTTGATATATCAAATAAGATAAACCAACTAAAAAATAGAAATTATGACAAGATTAAAAACTTTACAAAATCGTTACGACAGATTACTTGAAGCGAATAATACACATCATTTCACGCAGTCTGGTAACGTTAGGATTGACAAATACTATGCTTGTTTACTTTATATCAAACGTCAAATTTCAAACGAGCAAATGAAAGTTATTACAGTTAACAACAATCTTAAATCTAAAGTTCGTCAAGGGTTTTTAAATCCTCAAAACGGATTTACAATGTCAGATTTAAGGCTTTTAACACAGCCGTAATGAGAGCCTTTTTATATGTGGTATCAAACTACCCAATTAAAAAAATAACGGTCTTAACACCGTATGAAAGCAGAAACCAAATTAACAAAGATTCCTTTATGATAGGAATGTGGAAAATTAAACAACTAAAAAAATAATTATGAAAACAGCAGTAAGACAATTAATTGAAAAGTTAGAAAGCGAATTTAGTAACTCATCAATTAAAACCATCATAAGCCTGATAAAGAGTTATGAATCCGTGCAAGATGAGTATATCAAAACAGCTTATTTACACGGAAAAATAAACGGGAGAATTTCCGCATTAGGAAATATAACAAGTATAGGAAGTGACGAGTATTTTGATGAAAATTGGAACAATTAATTATGAGTAACTGGATTTACACAACGCAAAAAGAACAACGAGCCGAAGCACTTAAAGCATTGGCAAAAGCAAAAGAATTAGACAACCTTAAAAAACTAAAGAAATGAAAAACACACTTACAAAATTAATGCAGGATTTGACTTTCAACAGATTGTTAATTAACGCGGGAATCGAACCAGCACCACTTTTCGACATTGACGTAGTCGATGCTGAAATAGTAACTAATGAAGAAGCTAATTTTAGATTATGGTTTTTCAATTTAGGAGGAAACAAAAATTTTACAGACGAACAAATAACAATAGGTTATCAAAATCACTTAAACAAATGGAAGCAATAAAAAGGAATTTCGGATTAGCAGTTTTAATAACATTTTTCGCCTCGTTATTAATACTTGTCATTATGTATGGCGATATGAAAGGATAAATTAACTAATTAAATAAATCGATTATGAAAACAATTTATCAAAAATTACTAACCATTCAACAGCGAGTTAATGGATTAGGAAAAGACAAAAGCACATACAATTATAAGTATGTGACGGGTGATAAGCTTCTAGGAGAGGTTAAGCCAATGATGAACGAATTAGGATTGCTTTTAAAACAAGAAGTTTTAAGCATAGAAAATACCCGACAAGATTACGTTACTAAATCAGGTTCTAAATCTGAAATCCTATCTAAAGTAATGATGAAATTCACTTGGATAGACACAGAAAGCGGAGAAAAAGACGAAAATCTTTTCGGGGCAAACGGTCAAAACGATTGGGAAAAAGGTTTGGGTAGTGCCTTGACTTATGCAGAAAGATACTTCTTATTAAAGTATTTCCATATCGCAACCGATGAGGATGATATTGACAACGACCAACGCAAAACAACGGCTGCAATCCCGGTTAAAGTTGAGCCTACAATTGACACGCAAAGACTTGAAACAAGATTACAAGCCACTATTACAGTTGAAGAATTAGGAACGGTTTATAAATCGTTTTCTAAAGCAGAACAAGAAGCTACTAAGGCTATTGCTACAAGATTAAAAAATGAATTAACCTTATTAAAATCAGCGTAATGGATTGCTTAAAAATTGGAAACGTAACAGTTGAGGGAATAGATTACAACGACCACCCAGACTATGTAGATGCCTTTATTTCTTATGCGGAATATGATGGCGAGATTATGACGGATTATCAGTTAAACGAACTGAATGAAGATAGCGATTTTATTTACGAATGTGTAATGGAAAAAATATTTTAAGATGGGAGCAACCGGAGAAATGTTTTTAAGGATGCGGGAAGCAGACTATAACGAACTATCAGAGCAACAAAGAAGCGTTTTTACATACGCTGAAAAGTTTGAGGTAAACGAATACGAACTACATAAAGATGATGCTTATTACATCGCTCTTTACAAGGCTAAGAGATTAGCAACGGATAAATTAAAAGCGTATTTATTCGATAAACGACACGAAACAATTAAACAATTAAATAAATAAAAACAGAATTATGGAAGTAGTAGGAAAAATTAAAGTATTGAAAGCAACACAAGTTGTTAGCGACAAATTTCAAAAACGTGAGTTAGTAGTCGTAACAGACGAACAATATCCTCAATCGATTTTAATCGAGTTTGCGCAAGATAAATGCTCAATCCTTGACAGGTATTCAGTCGGTCAAGATGTAACGGTAGGAATCAATTTAAGAGGCCTGGAATGGGTTAATCCACAAGGAGAAACTAAATACTTCAATCAAATACAAGGTTGGAATATTAAAGCAACGGATGCTACTAAACAATCGCCAGAGCCAAACACTCAAAATTTTGAAACCGTAACGGTATTGAATGAAGAACCGGATGACCTGCCATTTTGAGAGAAACCCGGATTAAAATTATTAGTAAAACAGTTCGATTTAATAACACCCCTTTAATTAGGGGTTTTTAAAACACTAAAATTATGAGTAAAGAGATTAAAAAAGGAGATTTATTTGTTTGTATAAAAACAGTAAAAATGAATGAATTAAATAAACCAATTAGATACAGAAAAGGGTTTGTTTATAAGTCAGAAGAAAAAGAATGTATTACAAATGATAATCACGAAACCGACCATAGCTGGACTAAATATGGAAAAGATACTAAAAAATATTTCTTAAGAATTAAAACTAACTAAATGAAAAAATTTGAGTCAATCACATCGGTATCAAACGGTAAGTTTACACGCAATAGAACAATCATTTTACAAGCCATTAAATCCTTTGAGAATTCCGATGTGGTACTCACTTTAGAAAAGCCAAAAAAGAAGCGTAGCAACAACCAAAATCGTTTTTATTGGGGTGTATTAATCCCTTTAATGCAGTCAGGAGCTAAAGACTTATGGGGCGAAGTTTGGAGCATAGACAAAGCGCATAAACACCTATCAAATAAATTCGTATTCCACGAAAGCATAAACGAAAAAACGGGCGAAATAAGTAACACGCCAAAGAGTACAACTGAATTAACAACTACAGGCTGGGAGGTTTATATGACCGAAATCAGGATTTACTTATTAGAAGATTTTGATATAAATGCACCGTCTCCAAATGAGGAAATTAGATTAGAAATTTAACATAAAAACTAATATTATAACGTAACTTTTTTGTATCTTTACAGGGTTAATAATTGCGCTATTAACATCAAAGAAATTAATTTAATCTAAATGTTAGTAGGTGCGCAATACCGAAAGCATTTAGATTTTTTTTGTTATGGAAATTTGGAAAGACATTGTAGGTTATGAGGGTTTGTATCAGGTAAGTAGTTTAGGCAGGGTTAAAAGTCTATTAAAAAGTGTTAGATATGAACACTGTAAAACAAAAGAAGAACACTTTAAGATTAATAAGGAAATTATTAAAAAGCCATCAACTTGTAAAGGATATACGTCAATATCATTAAGTAAAGATAATAAAACATCGACTAAAAGGATGTGTAGATTGGTTGCTATTGCATTTATTCCTAATCCAGAAAATAAACCACAAGTAAACCATATTGACGGAAATAAAGAAAATGACAATGTAGAAAATTTAGAATGGAATACATGTGGTGAGAATGTTAATCACGCAATTAAAAATAAATTAATAGTGCATAAAAAAGGATCTGATTGGTATAAGAGCAGAAAAGTTAAATGTTTGATAAGTGGAAACATATTTGATACAATTAATGATTTTGCTAAATATAAAAATATAGACGCTTCAAATATATCAAGGGCTCTTAGTGGTAGATATAGAAATAATCATAATGTAGAATATTACAATTTATGATACAAATAAAACCAAAACCCTGCAACGGAACAGGAAAAGCATTTGGATTTGATGGATGTAAAACTATAACACTAAAAAGAACAAACGGACTTTGTGATAGTTGTTTATATGACTTTTATATTAATGACGAAAGAGGAAAAATTATATTTCAAAAGAGGAAAATAGAAATTAGAAACAAAAACAACAAAATAGAAAAAGCAGTTTTAAAAGACAAATTAAAAACTTTAGGACAATATGAGGCAGAAGCAAAGAAATCGTTTCAAAAGTGGGTACGATTGCGTGACGAGGGTTTAAATTGTATTTCCTGCAATGGTAATGATAAAGACCTTTGGGATGGAGGGCATTTTAAAAAAGCTGAAATCTATTCTGGTGTAATTTTTAACCCTGATAACTGCCATAAACAATGCCGGAAATGCAATAGATTTTTAAACGGTAACGAGTTAATGTATCGTTTAGGATTAATTGAAAGATACGGAATTGAATACACAGAAAATATTGAACGGTTAGCAAATGAAACCCGACAATACAAATACACAAAAGCGGAATTAATCGCTAAAAAACTACAATACGATATTTTAATAAAAGAAATGAAATGACAGTCAGAGAAATAGCAAAAAACAATCAATTAACAATTATGCAAGTCAGGGCAAGGATTTATAGAATGGATTTAAAACGGATAAACAACGACAAAAAAGATGCTCGCTTTAGTGAAATTGATATAGAAAAGATATTAACTTTTAAAGGCAGGAGATTTGTAAGGGGTTGTTATACTTCTAAAGTTTCTGAACGTAAAAAGATAATGATAATTGAGTATTATTTAAAATATCCCAGACTATCACTTCAACAATTTTCAGATATTTTATTAACCGATAAATACACAATTCAATCAATTATAGTTGATTGGAGGCAAAACGATAAATTTTTAATAATACAATCAAAACTATAATGACAACCAAAACCAAAACAGATCCAGCAGCTAAACTATTATTATGCTATCAATGGAGGAATAGGCTTTATAAAAAAGGAGGCAACGACGAACGTTTAAACGATAAAATAAGGCGGTTACAGTTTGAAACCAACTATAAAATCATAGATGTTTTAGGCAAAGAAAAAATAACTGAAAAATAATTGAAAAAAGTAACGCTTATAACGTAACAATTTATTATATTTGTATTTGTAATGTTTGGTAGAGAACTCATTGCAATTAAAGACATTTTTTTAAGCTCTATGGTGCGGAACTCTACTTCCAATCCATAGAGCATTTTTTATTACCCAAATCTAAATTTTATGGCAGTAGGTAAAAAATCATTTGTAGCTTATGCAGATTGGAAAAACACATTTGACGAGTTGCCAAATGAAGAAGCAGGAGCATTAATAAAACACATTTTCGCATACGTAAACGATGAAAACCCGGAGAGTGATAGTGTTCTAATAAGAGCAATATTTGCTAACATAAAAGCCACTTTAAAACGTGATTTAGATAAGTGGGAAAATCAATTACAACAAAGAAGTGAGGCAGGAAAGAAAAGCGCAGAAATACGAGCGTTAAACAAAATCAACGAGCGTTCAACGGTCGTTGACGAATACGTACGAAATTCAACTGATAGTGTAAGTGTTAGTGTAAGTGATAGTATAATAACATCAACACAGATAATAAAATTTGATGATGCTGTTAAAATTTGTCTTTTTGATGATGAATATTCTAAAGATATAGAAAGAGCTTATAAAATACCAAGAGATAAAGTTAGATATGCTTTAACAGACTTTCAAAACCATTGTAAAACAACGGGAGATAATCAAGATAAAACACTAAACCAATTTAAAAAACATTTTACAAATTGGGTACGAGTTAAAAAAACAATGACAACGTGAGCTGGTCAACCGATAACGCAGTAAAAAGGATTTTTAACTCTTTTAAACGATTAAAAAATCAAATCTTTGAGCAAGATATAGAAGCATTGAAATTATTGAATGATGAGTTAATAAACAACCAAAAAAACTATGTTAATGATAATATTCTATTTGCTAAATTATTAAGCCACGTTTTAAGAAACGAATTAAAAAATCAAGGTAGTATGAAAATGGCAATTAAAAACATTGATAGTATTTTAAAAGTTCCCATTACACATCATACCGAGTTTTTAAGAATGGAATTAAATAACAAAGATTTTTTAGAATATGTAGAAAGTTTAGGAATTGAAACCGATCACTTAAACCACAAAGAAAATAATAATGATTTAATTTTAAATGACAATCAAAAAGAGGTTAAAGATAAATTGTTAAACTTCTGGAACTACGACAAAGTAGAAAAATCATTTTATAACAGCGCAAACGAATTTTTAAAAGATATTAATAACTATAACTAAAATATTATGATAAAAGTAAATGAATTAAGATTAGGAAATTTAACAAGCGCAGGAGTTGTAAATGAAATACTCCAAGACTGTTTTTATGTTCACGATGGAGAAAGTAGTTTAAAAAACACTTGGTTTAATATACAGCCTCTTCCAATATCTAAAGAGTGGCTGTTGAAGTTTGGATTTTTTGAAAATATAAATCATAATCCATCTTGGCAATTAGATGTAAAATTAGGTTTTTCTATTTGGGGTAGAATCGGAAAAGGATTTAATGTTTTTGTAGATTCAGACGAAATAGGTAATCCAATAAAATACGTTCATCAATTACAAAACCTATATTTTTCATTAACAGGCGAAGAATTAACAACTAACTAAATGGATTTAGATTTCTCATTACTCGACAAAACAACACAATCCGAAACGGTTTTAGATTTTAAAGCAATACACGAAAAAGCATTAATCGATTTAGATGTAGTTTATGATAGACCGCCTTTGGTTATTTCAATAGGCAGGGATGATAAAGCATACAATGGTGTAAATTATCCTTTACGTTTCGGAACGGCTGGAAATATATCAATGATTAAAGGCGAAGAAAAAGCAAGGAAATCATTTTTAAAATCTTTAATATTAGGATGCTCGTTTGGAGGAAACTCAAATCTATACACAAATTCAATTGACATACTAGGACACGATTTAAAAGATAAATGGATAGTAGACATAGATACTGAACAAGACGATTACGATAGTTGGTTAAACGCTATTAGGATTCCAAAATTAGTAGGTATTAAACCCGATAATTATATGGCAATTAAATTACGTGATAAAACACCAAACGAACGATTGCAATATGTTGAATGGTTGTTTATGGAAAGCGAGTTTAAGGATAAATTAGGTCTTGTTTCTATTGACGGCTATGTTGATTTAATCAATGACTTTAACAATCAATTAGAATCATCTGAATTAACGCAAAAATTAATGAAATGGTCAAGTATTTCAAAAGCGCACATTACAGGGGTTCTCCACTTAAACCCAAACAGTGATAAAGCGAGAGGGCATTTAGGCACGATCTTACAACAGAAATGTGAAACCGTTGTAATTATAGCAGACAAAGGAGATTATAGCTTAGTGACTTGCCAACGTGGACGGGGCAAGAAGTTTAGGGAGTTTTGCATATCGGTTAACAATGAATGGCTGCCAGAAATAATAGACAATCCAGATGGCGAAAGCTGGGTTTAATAATTTAACAAACTAAAAAACAATATTATGACACATAAATTAAAGATTAAACGAGAATACGCAATAGAATATTATGCAGGAAATAAGCCTTGGGAATTACGAAAAAACGATAGGTATTTTAAAGTAGGTGATACGATAAATTTCACAATCATTGAAACGGGGTGTAAATACAGTAGGGATATAATCTATATTTTTGAGGGTGGACAATACGGACTTGAAAAGGGATTTTGTATTTTAACTATGTCAGGATATAATTATTATTTATAGAAAACTTTAACATAAAAAGTTACGTTCATATATTATTTTTACTTAAATTTACAAGAAATCCGGCAAGATTGAATTTATCCCCCTTGTCACTTGCCGGTACTTGGGGGTTTTTTTTATTTCGGCTGCTGAAATATAGCTGTTGTTATATTCTCGGCTTTTTTTACTAACAAATAAAAATATATAATATGGAAGCACTATTAATTTTATCGATATTGGTAATTGGATTGTTAATTTATTTTGCAATAAATAACTGCAAAATAGAATTAAGATATAGAAATATACTACTAGAAGAACAAAATAAAATACTTAAAAACATACAAAATGAAAACACTAAAAGAGCAAATTGAGGAAGTAGATTTAATCCAAACAGGTTATGAAGATTTTTATATGAATTCTGATAAAATAGTTGAAGTGACAGAAAACTATTTAAATGAAAAAATAGATAAATTAATACAAAAAATAGAAGGAGAAACTTTAGCTCATTATGCTTATGAAGCAGTTATAGGTATGCTTGAAGATTTAAAATATCAAGAACAAGAGTAGCTTTGGTTACAAAGTTGCTCAAGCTGGAATATAACGTCCTGCGGCTTTGTGCAGGCGGGAAAATAAAACCCGAATAATTAAATTAATCAATAATAATAAAAATATACCAAATGACTGAATTAAAAACTGATGCCCGCTTGCTAAAAACCGCTGTTATGCCTCGTTTTTTTTGCAAAATATGTAATACGCACACAGGATGTAGTTATTATAATTTTGGTGTTTTGTGTGACGAAGAATTAAAATTTAAAAATAAAATTATGGAAACTTTTTACAGTAAGATTGATAGAAGATTGAAAGAGTTAAAACAAAAAAGAGAATTAGTAAAAAAATCTAATTTTTTAAACATTAACAAATCAGTTGAATTAAGAATATTAGACAGATGTATTGATGAATTAAACAATTTATTAGATAAATAATTTATGAAATTACAAGATAATAAAAATATATTTTGCTCCGTTTCGGCAGGTTATTCAAGCGTAATGATGGCAATTAAGATAAAAGAGTGGTATCCAGACCATAATATTATTTATGCAATGGCTAACGTATCAAAAGAAAGATCGGAAAGTTTAGATTTTATGAATAAATGTGATAAGTATTTCGGATTAAATATGACTTGGATAGAAGCTGTTTTTAATATGAAAAGCGGGGACGGTGTGGATTTTAAAATAGTTTATTATGATGAATTAAAAAGAGATGGAGAAATATATGAGCAAGGAATAAAGAAACTAGGAATAGCATCAAAAATTAATCCTTGGTGCAATAGAGATATGAAAATAGTACCATTGAAAAAATTCGCAGATAGCATTTTCGGATTAAATAATTATTCTATTGCGGTAGGACTTAGATCTGATGAGATGGATAGAGTAAAAGAGGCTTATCTAACTAATAATACTTTTTATCCTTTACTAGACAACGGAATCACAACTAAGGATAGAAATAAATTTTGGAAAGACAAACCAATACAAATAACAATTCCGGCTTATAAAGGTAATTGTGATATGTGCTTTAAGAAGTCAAACAGAAAGTTAATGACAATATTAAATGAAGAACCAAATATTATTGATTGGTGGGAAGAAATGACTATTAAGTATTCTAAAATTCCAATAGAAGGGAAAGACGCATATAATTATTATGCAGAAAATGGAGGAATGAATTTTTTCAGGAGCAATCTAAGTATTCCAGAATTAGTTAATATGGCAAGTGAGCCATTTAGAAAAGCAAATGACGAATACGTTTATGAAAATGATTTGTTTGATGTTGAGGAAGATTGCGGTTCTGGATGTGTAATTTTTTAGCACATAATTTCTGTAAAATGAGGCATAACGTTTGTCGCTTGTGGTAGTTGGGAAAAGGAAGCCCGAAACCTCGATTAATCACTAATTTTTAAAAGTACAAAACAATGAATAAATTAAAGACTGAAACCCAATTACCACAAGCGATTGTTAGCCGTCGTTCTTTTCGGATTGGAGAGCTTGTTAAATTTAATGTTATATCAGATGATTCAGATTATGCTTCTAATTGTTTTGGAGTAGAATCACAAAATGATTGGTTTGACATACAAGTATATCCCGAAGAAGTATTTGGAGAAATAGTTAAAAGAAATACTATTGAAATCATATATACCGATGGTAAACGTTCTGGAAAATTCTTTAAAATAAAAAATGGAATAATTGAAAACGAAGTAAATAAATTACTTCAAAAAAAATCAGAATACGATATATCTCTATCTCGAATATTTGATGGTAGTGATTTGAAAACGATTAAAGATTTTAAAAAAATAACAACAATTCCATTTATACAATTAACATCTTTAAGTAATAAAGGAAGTGTAGTAAATCCACCAAAAAAGAACGTATTAGTTCAAATAAGAAGACCTTATGAATTAGGTTCTAAATTACTAGGATATTCAAAATACGAAGACGGAAAATGGAGTGATTTAGAAGACGTAGAGAACAACAGTGAACCAAAAATAATTGACAATAATTGCTGGTGGTTTGCTGACTACAAATATGATACAAAAAGAATTTTCATAAACGGAAAAGTTTTCGTCGAAGATAGCGGTTTTTAGAATGACGGCTAACGTTTTGCTGGTAGGCGATGTGGTGGAGTGAAAAGCCAAAATACCGAGATTCAAGACAAATCTCGCAAAATTTACCAAACTTTAAATTAAGCCGAGTGCCACCATATTGCTTACCAGCTGTTATATTCTCGGCTTTTTTTCTCATAATTATTAATTAAAAATACTAAATAAAATGGAAAAAATACAATACGGACAAGTAGTAACTGCTGATTTTTCAGAAAACACAATCACATTTGAAATGGATGAATATTTTACAATTTGTGCTGGAGAATTTGCGATTGTTACCGTTAAAACTTTAGACCAAAAAATGAAATTAGAAGCTTTTTTAGAAACGTTATAAAAACAGCGAGAGTAGCTTTCGCCAGAAAGTTGCTCGAAGCTGGAATATAACGTCCTGCGGCTATGCGATGGTCGGGAAAAATAAATCCCGAACTTCAAATTTATCCTAAAATAACCAAGTACAAACTGATAATTAAATTAAAAAACTAACCCGACTATTGCATAACCGCTGTTATGGTGCGTTGTGGGTCGCTAAAACAAAAAGTTGTTATGAATTTTATTGAACGCCCGAAAGAAACATTTAACAAAGTACGCTTTTTAGATTATTATATGGAATGCCACAAAGGTTTTATCGCTGGGGGTTGTTTCAAAAATATATTTAAAAATCAAAAAATAAAGGATTTGGATATTTTCTTTGAGAACGAAAAAGACTTTTTAGAAGCTGTTGAACATTTTAAAAGTAATGAAAATTACATTTTATCTTATGAAAACGACAATACAATATCGTACAAAAATAAGAACACAAATATCAGAATTGAACTAATAAGAAATACTTACGGAACCGCTGAAGAAATTATTGCGAAGTTTGATTTTAGTATTACAAAATTTGCCTACGCAAGAAAACAAGAACCCGAAGGAGTCATTTATTACAATTTACTGGTAGATACTTTCTTTGAAGATATGACAAATAACAAACTTGTTATTGATGGAGATTTACTTTATCCTATAAGCAGTTTTGAACGTTCATACAGATACCGAACTTATGGGTTTGGATTATGCAAAGAAAGTAAAGCAAAATTGATTGAAGCATT